ATTGCTTTATCTGCACCACCATTCATCAATACTTCACCGACACCAGCAGCAATAATTGCTTTTGAAGGTGTACCCATTCTATACGAAGTACCTTTAGAATCTTTGTTTATGTAAATCATAAAACCTTGACTTCTTAGTTTGTCCACCATTGCTTGTGGCGAAGTTAGGTCAAATGTGTTTCTTAATGTTTTCCAAGTAATTATATCACCTCTTGTAAATGCATTAATTACTCTTTGTGTTTTTGATAGTTTCTTTCTACCCATGTTATAATCTCCTATGATTATTAAATTTTAAGTTGACTAATTTTATGCCTCGAATAGTCATATTGGCAATTACTTTGTGTAATTCTTTATTCATTATCTTCATCTTCATCTTTAATAATGTCTTTATTTCTTTTACTATGTAAAGTATCTGTTTCTTCCATATCTGATTCAAACTCTACCTCAACTTCATCTTCTTCAATTTCTATTATTTCACTAACCATTTCTATAACATCTGCCAAGAGTGGTGAATCAAATCTAGAATAATGTAAGTCTACTCCATCTTCTGTTTCTTTTTTTTCTGGTGACATTATCTGTTCAATAAATCCTTGTATGATATGTGGCATCCCTACTTGTCTTGATAAAGCACCTTTAATTACTTCTGATAAAAAACCTACATCTAATATAAACTGTTCGTCTGCAATATCATAACCATTTTCACTCATAGTGTGTATCATTTGCACCATAATATTTTCAGTTATTATATCAATCTTAGCAAGTTTTTCTTTCATTTGTAACTGAGAATTATTCTTATCTAATTCTCTATCATACTTCTGTTTAATCCAATTTGAAGTTTTATTATCGTACTTAACAGGGTCAGAACCCCATGGCCCGTAGATAACATTATCCATATTTTTGTCTTTTTCATCTGTCATGTTATAATTTTATTCTCAACTGGCACAACTGCACCAATGTAATTTAAATAGTTTTCTTTTATCTCTGGTTTAGGTTCATTAATAACAATAATATTACTTTCCTTAATATTCATTTCTTCATTATCTGCAAAAGGAATAAAAGGTGAAAAGTATAATTTAGTTTCTGCACTACTGCCTGGATTTTGTGCCATTGGAATTAGTACAAAAGGTTTTGATATTGTAGTCATACTATCATCTGAGAATGTTACTTCTGCAACTATATCTTCACCTGTAGTCAGTCTTAATAATTTTACATCCATTATGTTATCCTTTTTCTGTTGATTCTTTTTCTCGGTTGATGTGGGCCTGGTGTTTCAGCAAACTTTCTCAACCACCTTTGTTTACCAGCAGCTTTTGCCAGTCTTTTCTTTTCACTTCTTTTAGTGTGAAATTGTCTTTCGTGAAAATCATTTAATCTACCATCATTTAAAACTTTCTTTTTAAAGATTCGTAATGCTTTATTAAAATCATCACCTACTTTTACACTTAAACCTGTAGACTTATCTTCTTTAATAGGTTTTTTCTTAAACTTTTTTTTCTGTTCATTACGAACTTGAAAATTTTGTCTAGGTTTATTTGAACTTGTTTTCAACTTATTTTGTGTCCTTTCTTACATTTTCATAGTAAATTTTTGCCTGTTGAATGTCATTAACATATACATCCCTAAACACTTCAATTGATTTTCTATTCATATCATTGTCTGGTAGATATAAATCTATAGAGTTTGCTTCAAGTAAATCTTGATATTCATCTTCTGGTAAAGTTTTGATAAACCCCTCAAGAGAATAACCATATTTTTTAACAAATTCATCTAGCGGCATTGGTGGATTTATACGAAGAGCACGACCTTGAGTTTGATTTGATATCTCAACAAGAGGTTCTTTGCTTTTATCTTTTTTGTCTGTTGTTCTCCAATTAAATTCTGTTTTGATTGTACGAACATTCATTCCAACTTTACCCTTTTCAACAACAATTAAAATTCTCAATGGGTCATTAAGGTCATTTAATTTTTCCTTAATTTCATCTTCATCTAACTTCATAAATGAACCATCTATTGCATATGCACCAGATACCTTTTTATCTTGTGTCATAAGTGCCACTACATAATCATTGTAATTAACATCTGTGCTTGATTGTAATATTGTTAAAGTATTGCTTAATACATATTCAATATCTGCTTTTGACTTACAACCCTTTCTTCCAGAAACTGTTAACATTGCCTTTTTAATCTCTGAGTTGTAAAGATTTACAATAGCTTCTTCGTATAAGTCAAGAATCTCAAAACTATTATTAACAAAATCTGCATCAAAAAATGTTACATTTCTAAGATAAGCTTGATGTGGTAATAATAACTTTTTATCTGGTATCTCATTTATTACCTCAAACTGCATACCTTTTACTTCAATTTTACCAACTTGTTCTTTGTTTGGTGTGGCAGTTAGACCATAAGTATGAGGTGTTCTTTTTGCTAATTCTGAACACCATTTAAATAATTTTGCCTCGTATTTTACAGGTACATTACCACTAACATCTTGATAGTTTGTATAACTTGAAATCATCCAAGTATGCGTTTCATCAACAAAAACTGCAAACAATCTATCAGTTTTCTTTAAATATTCTAACCACTTTTTTGAATCGTTACTTCTTGTTAAATCCGAGTGATTTGTTATAAGTAAAACTTTAATTCCTCTCTTTGCATATTTTAAAGCATCTTTTACTGTTTCAGCAATTTGCAATCCAGCTTTTTGTGCTGGCATAGCAAAATCATCTAAGTCAATAATACACTTTTGTGGTACTGTAACTGTAATGATTTCTACACCTTTACTAGCGAGTTCTGGTATAAGAACATTCGCCATGGTGAAAGTTTTACCTTGATTCATAGCACCAACTAATATCTTCATAATCCCCAACTTCTCTTGATAATCTGTTTCATTTATAAGATTTGTAAAAGGTTGAGTTAAATAATCTTGTGGTGTATTCATCACTTTCTTTTCTTTGTATTCTGTTATGTTTGTTACTTTCATATTGATACCCATTACGCCGCCTCCAACATTGACATTGGAACTCTGTATGACCTACCATTATCCATATCAACTACAGCATTTTTTAGTAGGACTTTCCTAACTGTGCCTGGCGTTTTCTTAGTTTTCTGTACCACATAAACTTTAGTGCCTGGCGTAAATTCTAATTTACCATTCATAACCATTAACTCACGAGCAAAATCCATAACCTCATTTAACTCACGATTATCTAGTTTCTTCATTTCTTTCATTAGTGTTTTATTCATATCTCATACCTCATTTATTCATCATTTAGTTATTATAACAGCGTCAAACATATATTGTCAACCCCTAATTTAAATATAGTGGACCTGTCCATTGCATTGGGTATAAACCCTCAAATACATTTCCTCTGGCTCTGTTTAGTGCTGGAGCATTCCAACTAGCAGCTTTCAATACATCACCTTTTTTGAAATGTTTGTAATCTTCTTTAAGTACAAAAGCAGTAACAGAATTTTCCCTTACAACTTTGAAATACTTTCTACCCTCTGTAACTTTGTAATTATCTGGGGTATCTGTACCATAACCTGTTTCGTTATAGTCCTCTATCATTGCTTCAACCATATTTTTAGCACCTTCCTCTAGGGTAGTTGCCGGTTTTACTGATTTCATAATTTACCTCTCTTTTCTCAATTTATGTACCTATTATAACAGGCCCAAACACCCTTTGTCAAGGGTATAAGTCATTGATTTTATTAAGAAAAGTAAATTAATTTAGAGCGGTTTGTAGATTGTAACCAATTCTTCCTTACCTTTTACCTTGATTTTGTCTACTTCTACTGATTTTATGGTTTTTAACTGTTTCATAGTATATGATGAATATAGAGTTGGTACAATATTACCCTTTTTATCTTTGTAGTTTCTGGTAGCTGCCTCTAATCTAGCAGCAAGATTTACAGCATCTCCTATGACTGAGTAGTCAAATCTAGTATCACTACCCATATTACCCACGATACAAGTGCCAGTATTGACACCAGAACCTATGTTGATGTCTGGTAGTCCTCTTTCTTTGAAATCTTTCTTTAATCTGTCTGTTTCTATGGCACATTCTATAGATGTTTTGACTGCCATCTCTGCATGGTTCTCACAATCTAGTGGTGCGTTCCAAAATGCCATAATACAATCACCCATATACTTATCAACTGTACCACCATTCTCCAGAACAATCTTAGTCATACGATTTAGATAGTCGTTGATAACTTCAACCAATCCCTCTGGGTCATCTTTGTTTTTATAGTATTCTGATATTGGTGTAAATCCTACAATATCCATAAACAGAAAACTCATCTCTTTTCTTTCACCACCTAGTCTTAATTTACTAGGGTCTTTTTGTAATTCGGCAACTTGTCTTGGGTCTAGATAAGTTTCAAATTGTTTTCTTATTTGTTGTTTTAATTTAAACTCTAAAATAAATCTATTAAAGATACTATGCATACCAACAATAGTAATCACAATAATTATCCAACTGATATCAGATAGTATTAAATGTTTATTAAAAAGATAACAAGCAGCTACCAAACTTGCACCATACAATATCACCATACTCATTCCAACAAACCAATATGGTGTGAATCTTGCAATCAAAATAACTAGAATACCTAACAAGACTGATGCAACTAATTCAACAAACAAACTTATATCATAACGATTAATTTGTTTACCATCTAAAACAGTTTGTAAAGTAGATGCAGATAATTCGTAATCGTATTTTTCACCAACAGGTGTTGCAATAATACCACCTATACCTTCAGCAGTAGTTCCAATAATTACACTACGACCTTCAAACTTTGAGAAATCACTTTCAGATGCAGAGATAGTTTCAAACTCTTTGTTCCAATGTAACCAGATTCTAGCATTTGGGTCTGTGTTTATAATAGAATAACCTGGCACTCTTACTGCGATAATTCCACCCTTACCAGATTTAATTTGATAACTTGGAGCACCTGTTGCAACTCTAATAACTTCTACTGCCATGGTAGGATATGTTTTTTCTTCTACTATTGGTGATGATTGTCCTAATCTTCTTCCACCACTATATCCTAAAAATCTTTCTATCTTCATTATCAATGGTATTCTTCTCACAACACCATCAATCTCTGGTGCAGTATTAATTACTCCAACACCATCTGCACTTTTACCTAATTTTTGTATTGGGCCTAACATACCTTCCCACTCAAAAAGATATGGCATTGGATTACCTATCTTTGCAACTCCTCTATCAACAGCATTTCTATCTATCTGTGATGTTCCAACTTGTGCGATTATAACTCCATTGTCTTTGAGTGCTTTTGCAAGTGCATCATCACCACCTAGTCTATCTTCTTCTGAAAATAATATAGGTATCATAATAATACCAGCACCTGCTTGTCTTAAATCATATATGATTTGTGCAAGTGCATCTCTTTTCCATGGCCATTGTCCATACTTCTCAATTGATTTTTCATCAATCGTAACAATACCAATATCTGATGATACTTCTTTTGGTTCTTGTTGTATGAGAATATCAAATGATTTAAGTCTTAGTATCTCTTTGATATAGGGGTCTTGTAAACCAATATAGGTTAGAACAATTAAAGTAATGAACGAGAATGTCCAATGTGTTATAAATTTTTTCATCATATCTATTTATAAGATAATAATAATATACTTATCGTTGGTCAACAGTCATTCCACACCATGAATGATAACAACTTAAATTTGCATTGTAACTATCACTACCATTTTGATAAATGGTCAACCAACTACCAGAACCAGACCCTGCTGTTACTGTAACATCTATATCATTATTATTGTTCAATTGTTGTATAGTAATTGTACCACTTACAAAATTGTTTGCTGTGAAGTCTATATCATTGTTCTGACCATCTTGTTCTATATTTAAAGTATGACCACTACCTGATATTGTAAAATCTATATCATTTGCTTGTACTGAAAATGAAAATAGTAATATTAGTAAACTACTGAGCTTGATATATGTTGATAGCATTTTCTACTCCCTCTATTTCATAGTCTATGATTTCATAGTCCTGTTGTATAATATTTAGTAAATAACCATACTGTTTATCAAGTCTTAATTCAATATGATTACCAGAAGCATCTTCTCTACTCCAAAACCATTGTGGGTCTTCATCTAATAAAGTGATACCTGTTTCTGGGTCTTTACCTAATCTAACACCATCACTCCCTTTATCAAATTCATTTCTCATTGACTTTGCTAATTCAGCATTAATTTGGTCTAGAATGTTTACTAAGAAATTTTGTTCTAAAAAATCTATGTCTAATCCTGTTACCCAATTATCTGTTTCTTCTTCTAGATAATCTATTTCTAAATCATCAAATTCTAAAAAATCAATTTCTAGTGCATCTGCAACTTTTATATAATCTTCTTTACTTTGTTGTTCTGCTATTTCTTTTGGTTTAGATATAATTAATAAATTACTAATTAGTTTTTCATCTAAATCTAGAATTACAGGTTTCATAGGATTACTTGCAACTGTTTCAACAACTGTAGCTTGAAATGCTTGATTCAATATAACTTGTCCAGCATCAGATGTTACATCAATCTCACCAACATAACAATTACCATTTGTATCACAAGACGGCAACAATATAATTGTAGAACTTCCTGTTTCATCTATGGTCATTGTAAAGTCTGTTCCACGAACACCGATTGTTGCAGTTGGTGTTTTTATTTTTACATTTTGTTTTGAGTTTTTTGCAATCTGTCCAGATGCATATCTTACTGTACCCAAAGATGCTTTGAGGGATAAAGCACCTGTCTTTGTATTTGGGTCATAAACAAA